ATTTGTTCCTTCAGCACCTCTTGTACTAATTCCAAGTGTTCCAACGTTAATGCCATCGTAGAACATAATTTCATCATTAACTTTAATGTAACCTTTAGAGGTAGATATTCCTTCAAATGTAGTAAATTCAGATGTATTTGCAACTGAAATGGTAGTGTCACTGACGCTCAGGTTGGCAGTTAATTTAATTGGTGTTGTTGATGGATTAATTCCTTTAATTTCAACAACATTATTATCTGCCTGCATCCCATGATTTGGTTGATAAACTTGAATTACGTTTCCAGTATACAAGTCATTATAAACACTTGAATTTCCTCTAATATCAGTGTTAGCATATGCTACAGCAGTTGTTCCATTGTAAACAATTAGATCTTCATTAGAAGTAAATGTTTCTCCTTGAACTCCTGTTAGATATAGTGTATCAATTCCATCTATTGCTGATACTGTTAACTGAGATCCAGTCCCTTTAACAACACTCGATGTAGTAATTCCTAAAATATCTCCAACAACATATCCATTTCCAGTAGATCCTATACCAGTAGAAACAGTACTTACTTGTCCACTACTATTAAATACAATGTTAGCAGTTGCTCCGCTACCATTACCAGTAATATTGTATAGTGGAACTCCAATAAATGTTCCACTTGAATATCCAGTTCCAACATTTGTTATGCTAATAGAATTTAAACGAGAACCAATGTTTTCAATATATCCATAAGAACCAGGTGAAGATACTGAACCGTGACTTACTTTTCTGCCTACTGTTAACAGCGAGCTCATTGTAGTGGTCGTAGTTATACCAACTTTAAGTTTTCTTGGATAAGAAATAATTGGATTTTCAATAAGATTTTCGATTATGCTTTCACCTGCTCTTAATGGTGGATTATAGAAAACTACATCACCACTAGAAACAAAAATACATTTATAAAGTTTAAACTTAAGATCTTGGAATTGGTTTGCTGTCCAAATGCTTCCGTTCTGAGATCTAAATAGACTTCCTCCCAAATACTGTCTAGAATAAACAACACTTTCGGCAGATGGAAGAGAAGCTGTATTTACACTCTTCTTACCCATTGTAGCAATCCACAATGTGTAGTTGTCACTGCTTGGTGCTAAGAAAACTAAAGCATATTCATTATTTGGTTCCAGATAAATTGGAGAAGGGAAACTAATTCTAGTTGGAACAGAGGCATCAGATGATATATTAATGTCTGATGGCTCTAAAGTTACACTGGAAAATTCGTTTACCAAATTTAAAGTTGGAGTTCCAAGTTCAACAGTTCTAACTTGTACCTGTAATTTTTCAACTTCATCTTTTGAAGCAAAAAATACGTCAACAGAACTCAAGTATGCTCCAGTTTCATCTACTGTAAACGACTGTGCTAATGGATCGTATCTTTGTACTGTAGTTACAACTGTGGTTTCTGTCCTAATTGTTCCTCTAGCTGAGTAAATAGTTTCCGCATTGGATGCTAAACGTAAATCACCTGGTAAAGGTGCAAGACTTGAAGGATTGGCAGTAACCTTAAATACTCTATCTCCGGTTTTAATTCTAACTAGTGGTGGTGGAGATGTATTTGGATCTCTAAGGAAGAAAGTTCCTAACAAATCTCCAAAAGTATCAGATATTAGTCTAATATTAGAAATTGTAGCAACTGCTCCACTTGTTTTTCCTATTAGTTTGAGACCATTTTCAATGTATCCACCATATTTTCCTACCGATTCCTCTGCTAAAGAGAAAGTATCAACGTTTAAAACTGTTGACGAAGCAGAATATGCTGTTGGGAGAGATAGTGTTTTATTATAAGGGTTGGCATTATATTTTTTTGTGGGAGTTAAATAATTTCCAGTTTTATGATCTGGTCTTGCTGTTCTAAATGTAATTGTTTTAGTTCCACCAACATATCCCTCAACATCCTCACCAACATTAAATGAACCAGAAATCATTGATATTTCAATAAGCTTTGGTACATAATCAATTGAACTAATACTATCTAAAGAAATATAATGTTGTGTTAGTGGTTTTAATCCATAAGAATTAAATTCAACATTTCTTGATCTTATATACGGATCTTCTTGGAATGTTGTTGTTGTAGTTTGAACTGTTTCTGATCTAGCTCCATGTGGAGTTGCTATAGTAATTGTTCCACCATCAACTCTAATTCTAATTACTCTTTCCCATTGGTCAGATTTTGGATTTAAAGAAACAAATCCAATATATTCGATAACATTAAAAGGATTTACATTTTCTACTTCAGTTCCAACTGGTTGCTCTAACCAACTAACTTCGGTATAATTTAATGTGATAAGATCACCAGTTTTTCTTACATTAGAATCAAGTAAAATTAGATTTTCAGAATAATCAACTGTATTTACATTGTAACTTGGAGATATTGCTATTCTTGGTTTTACTGACCAGTAATCAACGGTATTAGAAAGTTCACGATTCTCAACTTTACATTTTAAGTCAACATTTTGTGTATCTAACAAACTTGAATTTTTAAAGTCGTCAGCAAAGAAACCAGATTTAAATCGTGTTAAACCAAAAGAATCTTGTATTTGTAATGTCTTTGTGTCTAATTCTAACAATGATAATGAAGTTGTAACTTCAAGATTTTCAATTCTATCCTCTAATTTGCCAATATCTCTCATAGTATAACGTCTATTATCCACCACGGTAATTTTTGCATCATCTGGATTGTAGAGATATGCTGGAAGAGAAATTGTCGCAATATCCATTGTATCTTCAACATTTAAAGGTACTTTTGGATTTGTCGATGAAACACCTTTAATTACTGTAAATTGCCCAAACTTGTTAAGAACTATTCTATCAATTCTGGGTAGATAAAAACTATAACCAATTAAAGAACTTTCTCCTGGTGTAATTATTTGGGCATTTTGTAGAGTAACAAATTGTCTACTCGTAAAATCAAACGGTGATGTATTTGTGCTAGTAAATCTTTGAACTCTTGGTCTAAAATCTAGAGTATCTGAAGATCTTAATCCATTTTGTAAAATTGGTATATCAGAATTAAATCTTTCATAAGTATACGAATTAGTGGTAATTACATCACCAAGATCACTTGATGGAATTTCATAGTAGTTAAAAATTACTAATAACTGTTTTGTTGGAGAACTAGCACTATTTTGTCTAACTATTTTTGAGTAATCGTAATATTGATCTTTTTGACCTTTATCTAGTTTATAGTTATTAGTTATATTGAGATAATTTCCTAGAGTAATAACTTGTATATTTGATGTGATTAGAGATTCTTTAAATGTTACAGTTTCTCCAACTGAAAATTTCTTAGAGTTTAGATATACAATTTCAACCTCTGTTGAAGATGTTCTAGTCACCAATTGTGCTATCGCTCCACTCTTTGATCCTACTATTTGTTCACCGAGAATGGATGCAGTATCTAAATTTAAACCAGAAACAAAAGTAAGTTTATCTAATGTTGGTGCTGATGTATCTAATGATTCATAAACAGCAATTACATTAACAACATCTGGCAAATTCAATGAGATTTCTTTATCTTCAATTCTTAATCCATAAGCACTGCTTGTTGATAATCCACTTATTGATGTAGAAATTCCAGAACTTGTTTTATTAACAGTAACTTTTTCACTTCTAACTAAATTTTTAGTTCTACTCTTAATGAACTCTTTTCTAATAGTTACATTAACAGTAACATTAGCGGTTTGATTTGGAGTTAAACCTGAAAATACTACTTGCTGACCATTAGATAGTATTCTAACCTGATCAGATCTTAGTTGCTGTACAGTTCCATCGTTGTAAAAAACAGAATATCTTTCAGCATCAAAAGTTTCAAAAGAACCTTGAGTTACATTAGTATCACTGATATTAATTGTAAGAGATCCAACAGTGTCGGTGGTTCTTCCTGTCACCTGAGTTGTGATGACCAAATTTGAATTTGAAACATCTACAGAAGAAACATTTCTAGAACTTAATGGTGAATATAAAGAAGCATTTTCAGAGTTTTTAATATCAGGAATTCCAACATTAAATGTAACTTCTGTTGTTGTTATTCCTGTCGGTAAACTACCATCACAAACATTAGCGACTGTAGGGACAGATGCCAACTGCATCGTTTTACCATCAGAAGAAACCGAAACTACTCTATTAAAAGTTTCTGTTGTAAAACCTGTTCTCTGATATCTAATTATCGTATCACTTGCGATTCCAGAAAAACTTTTACCGGCACATGTAGCTATTCCGGCACTATTGATTGACAACTTATCGGTAATTGAAAACGTATTTGGAGTAAATTTATAAAGAACAGCGTCTGCGACAAAATCAGTTTTTAATCCAGCAATAACACTTGTAGAATCTTGATATACTGACCTAATATCTTGAGTATTGTATGCTTTTATTGATTTTATAGTTCTTCTTATAGATGGTGATTCGTTAATAATTAAACTTTCACCTTGAATAAAAGTTCCGGAAGTTTGTGATAATTTAATCACACTACTACCAGCTGGATCATCTACGACATATCCAGAAGCATTACTGCTAACTCCCCTTACAAAAGAAGTAGGAGAACATTCGGTAGAAGATAATGTAGTATTAAGAGTTAGTTCTGTGTATGTTTGAATATCAAACAGATATAAATCCCACTCCGTAGCAGCATTTGAATAAGTATCGTCTGTTAAAGAAAATGAATATACTCTTGCTTTCCCAATTGAAGTTCCCGTTCCAGCTACCGTTGAATTTTTTCTCTGATTGTATAAATCAACAGTATTTCTTACCGAATTTATTCCAACGAAAGGTGTACCGCTAACATTGTTAACTCTTAACAAATTACCCATTTCAAAAGGAACCAGTGCTGTTGGAACAGACTGTGTATCTCTTGGTTTTTCTACATCAAGGATAGTACTGCCAGGATAATCAAAATCGTATCCACGAACATATGCTGTTCCTGGAGAAATTTTTACGCACATCAAATCATCAGATGGTGTGTTTCCTTCATCTGTTTTTTCGGATGATAGATATATACCATCATTTGAAATTTGATCGTTGAGTGAATTTAAAACATCAACTCCAAATTTTTTTATGGAATAATTTCCAGATTCATCATATGTTCTCTTAGCAAAATAATCTTTGATAATAGAGTAGTTGGACTTATCTTGAAGTTTCTTTAACTCGCCATTTTGAATTCTAATTAACTCTATGAAATCTTTATCATCTAAATCACTTATTTCTTTTTTAGATAAAACGGCACTTATTTTAAATCTATCTGCTCCAGGAGCAGCATAGTTTGAAAAACCACGAGCATTATCATTTAAACTTGAATCATCATCAGATGTAATAATTTCTTCAAATATGTTTAATCCAACTCTATAAGAAACATCATTAGTGTAAGGATCTAGTACAACAGTAGATATACCAACATTTACAAAAGATCCTCTCATAAAATAAATACCTTGCTCGATTCTAACTGCAGAACCGATAGCATTAGGATTATTACCAAGAACTGTTGCAACAGTATCACCAGAATTAATTACTGTAGCTCCATTATTATATGATATATTTTCATTTATAGTAATATTTTCATTTTCAACAAATGTTGTTCTTTGAAAATCGTTTCCAGAAGCAACATACTTCACATAAAGAGTTATATCGCTGACATTTTCACTTGGAGGGATGCTATAGTTACTAATAACTGCTACGACACCCGAAGTTTGACCTACAACTCTTTTACCAACTAAATTTGGTAAGTATTTAATTACATCAATTCCCAAATGAGTTGTTTGAATTTTTACTGAAAAATATTCACTATCATACACAACAGATCCAGGTATAACCATGGACCCTTCTTTAAATATATGACTACCAAATGATTCTATTTGATTTTGTAATATTGATTGGAGAGTCGTTAGCTCTCTTGCTTGAATTGGATATCCAGGTTTAAACAGAACTTTATAAAAGTTCTTATCTGCGTCAAAATCATCAAAGTAAGGACTAATATTTAAGTCTGTTTTTTGGGACATCTTTAGAATTCCAGTATGATTTTAATATCTTCTTTTTGGCGACTGTTTCTAGTTATTAAAGGTCTATTATCTAAGTAAACTATATCGCCTGACCCTTTATTTATCTCAGGAGAAGCAGCTCCATATTGAAAATTAACTCCTAAATTTATAACTTTATTACCTGTTGGATTCGTACTAATACCAGAATAATTTTGATCAATTTGTCCAGTGAACCCACTTGGAGTTGCTTGGACTATTCCAACCGCCCCTAGTGAAGCAATTTGTGTTTCAAATCCTAAAACTTTTGAACCGGTTGAAACACCAACATAATCAGTTTGATCAAATGTTGTTTTATTATAATACAATGAACGATCTTGAATATACTTCATTACTTTTGTTTCACTATCATATGATGAAACCCATCCATATGCTGTGCCACCTGTTACTGACTGCTGTATCTTATCACCAACAGCAGGTGTTCCGGTAGTGCTCGAAAACTTTAGAGCATAAACTGAAGAATACTGACTTCCAGAATAAGTTGAAGTAGATCCTACTGAAGTTGGGTTTTTAACTATTCCTACCTGAGCAAATTTAGTATCAATTGGAAAATCTTTGGTAGAATCATCAAATCTAGCATATACTAAAACTTTATCCGCACCTAGTTCTTTATAAAGATCATATCCATGACCTTTTGATGGTGGAATGATTGGTATTAACCTAGCATAATCTGATGTTGCTCCAGCATTTAAAGAACCCAAATCAACTACGCCATAAGTATAACCTTTGCCACCAGAAGAAACCGTGGTATTTGTTATTTTTCCATTAACAACATCAACAATTACTTTTCCACCAGTTCCATCTCCAAGTATATTTAATTCAAAACTCCCCGATGATGCCCCTACACTGTTTGAATAGTTAGATCCTTGTCTATCAATATAAACTTTTTTAATTTGATTTTCATTTATTGAAGAATCACCATTTTCTCTTACTGCTTGAATTTGAGAATTTGTTGAAGAACTCCAATCAGTTGGCAATGTAATGTATTCAGTAGAATCAAACTTTATAATATCACTTGGATTGACTGTAAAAAGATATTTCCAAAGATATCCATCTCCACTATCTCCAGCTTTTGATGGTTCTAAATCAGTAAAAGTTGGTTCATCTTGAGAAGGATTTCCTGTAGTATTGATTCCAGAAGAACCGTTATCTATACAAATATAAACTTTATATTGACTATTCATTACATAATAATTTGCATCATATAATCTACTAGATCCTGTTAATGGTGCTGGCGATTGTAATGAATAATCATGTCTATACATTTCATATTTTGTTCCTGCAGCCCAGTCAATTCTACGAATTATTCTACAAACATTTGACGAAGAAACTTTTTTACCATAAAGCATTGTATCGCCATTGTGCGATAGATATGTAAAATTATCAACTGGATTTGGAACTTGTGTATTCCAATTAGATGTTCTTCCAAAACCTATATTTTGACTTGAGTTGTCAAGTGCTGGGTTTGGTAAACCAACAAACACATAATAAGAATTGGAATCATTTTCAACAGATTCTATAAAATTATTAGCATTTAATATTCTAAATTGATCTGTTACAATGGAGGACATATTTATAGTTTTTTTCTATATTTATATTATCATCCAAAGGTTTTCTTTAGAGGACCTTTATTTCTCAATCCATATCCTCTTCTTTGTATAGTTGGGAAAGATGATAAACCAGAATTAACATCCAAACCTGTAACTCCTATAGAAACTGGAGAAGAGGACCTAGTAACATTAAATAATCTACCCCAACTAAATCTGCCACAAATTGTACTAGAAGTACCAACAGTATTGATACCTGTGTATATGGTTCCGGAACTGATATTTGTTATAACTTCTGCATTTTGTCCTGATGCAGATATTGAGTGTACGTAATAGATGTTATCTACAAAAGTAGTTCCAATACCAACAACATCAACCTCTAGATTATCAACTGAAGTAACTCCCGATCCAACACTAGTTTCTGAGACAAATATGGGATATCCTACTGATAAATTTGTAAATGGAGTTGCTGAAACTGTAGCATTAAGAAATAGTTTTAATGCTAATGGATGACTTCCAGTTCCTGTAGTTGTTGTTATTCCAGTTATAATTCCAGAAAATCCCATAATTTCGGAACTACTAATTTCTGTTATGGTTTCAATTTTTGGTAAAGGAGATTCAATAATCACACTTGGAGGTGCTGATTGACTATAACCAAAACCAGGATTTATAATTAATGGAGATGTAATAGTTCCACCTACTGAAACTGAAACTGTTGCTGTCGCAGTTGTTCCAATACCAACTCCAATTCTTCTTGGAGCAGCAATTTTTACAGTTATTGATGACCCAGAAGTATATCCAGCACCAGCATTTGTAATTGAAAGACTGGAAATTGTTCCAGCAGCGGATACAATGGCAGTTGCTCCTGCTGAAACTAATCCAGAATCTTGTACAAGAAGAACACTAAAACCTGAAATTGGTGTTCCACTCACATCTCTTTCATAATCAAATAATTGAACATCATCAACAAAAATTTCATTGTCTGTAGATGATACATTTTTAATTACTTTAGATGTTGGATAAATTTGACCTTCTATCGAATCTCTACTCTTGTAAATAAAATCTCCATTGATAGTCTTATCAACTTTTTGTTTAGTCCAGAAAAGTGGTTTGTAGTTATTTTCATCAATGCCTGCTCCAGTATAAATGCTTGTTTCAATTCTATCAAAACCAGGGATATCATCAACTCTTCTCATTTCTTGATCTTTGGTTTCAGAATATGAATCATTATGTAAAACCTGAATATCATCTCCTATTTTTATTGTTTCATTAATATCAATTTGTCTAGCATCAATT